TTGTTGTGTTCGTCAGACTACTCGTAGTCTCGAAGCGCTATGTCAACGTTGTCTGTGGTCAACCTTAGTTCGCGGCGCCCCAAGGGGCGATGCCGCGCCTACCGGCAGCGGACCGTCGATTATATCGAACGGTCCGTTGCCTCCTGGCAGGTCATCTTCGGTCGAAAAGTGTCCCCCCTCCAAGGGGATTACCGGTCGTGTTCCGAGTTGGCCGGGCTTATCAAGGGCTTCTTGTCTAGGAACGTCTCGGACGTCCCCAGGGAGCAATTGTCCTTCCAGTCAATAAAGAAGGGTCTTCCTGACTCTTGTGCCTGTATGGAAGACGGTATGCTTGATAAGCTTGTCTCGTCTATCGGTGGGCCCCCTAAGGCCCTACCTGAGGGGTACCTCAGCTTCGTACGTAAAGAAGTCTCTTCCCTGTTTCGTAAGGGTTGGGATACGAAGTATGAGCAGTACTGCCTCACCACCTCTCCGCCTTTGAGTGCCTGCAGTGAGGAGATTCGTTCTCACGGCGGCTCGTTGGCGGCCTTCCATCATGAAAAGACACTGACTGAGGCCGGGCTCCTTGCCCCTGTCCGAGGTCAGTCCTGGTTCCTTGACGCTACCCTTTTTGGGCGCGAGGTCTTGCCGGAAAAAATGACTGGAAGTTTAATGGTGGTTCAATCCGCGGGAAAACCGCGACCGCTTTCAAAGTTTCAATCGGAGATGCTGTTACTTAAGCCTCTCCATAAAGTGGTCTACGGTCATTTGAAGCAGTTCCCGTGGTTGTTGGTAGGGCCTCCTACAGCTTCCAAGCTGAGGCGGGCCGGGTTTAAGGAGGGGGGGGGTGTGTTAGTCTCCGGCGACTATAAGTCAGCTACCGATGGTCTTTCCATCGAGGTAGCCGAGACGATCATGTCCACTCTCTTTCAGACCTCTGCCTGCATTCCTACGAACATCCAAGGATTCGCCCTACGGGCTCTTCGACCCACGTTGAGTCAAGTGGTGAAGGATCCTTCGGCGGAGTTCGGTTTGCGGTACTCAGAAGTCGACGTTACGGTGGGACAAATGATGGGTTCCCTTCTTTCCTTCCCCTTGCTCTGCTTGCAGAACTACCTGGCCTTCAGGTGGTCGATGCGAGGTAAGGGTCTTAAGGAGAAGGTTCCTCTTCTCATCAATGGTGATGACATCCTTTTCCAGAAGGATGGTCATTACCAGAGGTGGACTGAGGTGCTGGGACCCGTCGGATTGACCGTCGAAGAGTCAAAGACGTCGGTGGAGAGAGACTGGGGTACTATAAATTCAACCCTACTTGTTTGGGAGCAGGGTTTTCTAGTACCTTCCTGGTCACCACGTTTCGGCATGTTCCGTCCTGCGGAGCATCCGGCCTCTCTAGGCCGTTCCTTTGCCGATTTTCTTTGTGGTTGTGAGGAACCGGACGTTAGATTCCGAGCGGGGAGGGAATGGTTTAGGTGGCACTTGGGGGAGTTGAGAAGTGCCGCCATTTCATTACCCTCTCTCGGTTTCCGTGGGCTTTTGGCCCGACGTCTTGGCCAGATCTTTGGTTTGCTCAATTTTCCTTCCGGGGAGCTTCCGCGGGCTTATCGTAAGCATGAGGTCGGTTTCGGTGACTTTGTCTCCCGAATCGACTTGTCAGCTTTAAGCGCCGAGGAGCTCCTTCAGAGTTCAATCGAGGTTGCGGCTCGTAAGTGGGCCGACGGTTACAAGGGTACGCAGCAGGTGCGAGAGGCGATACTTTACTGTCTCTCCCGTAGCGCAGTTAAGTGGCACCGCCACGATAACCCTAGTGACCTGTCGGCATTTTACGTGACCGACGATGAGCTTCGTTTCCGGTTAAGGAATACCCGGCTCGATTGGGTCCGGCGGACTCCGTCAAAGGCTTTTCTTGCCCCTTTCCCTGTGAAGGAGGACGTATTGTTTATGACATCCGTCATGTACGATTTGTCCTGGGGCGACGATGAGCTGGGGATTTTGCCCCCTTATACGGAGTTTCCTGACGGGATTGTTGGAGGCGGCTAGCAGGTAGTGGTGCCGCGGGGGGAATTCCGGCGTCATGAGAGACGCGGAGGCTCTCCCTTTTCTCCGATGAAGGATTGAGACCAGTTGTGGTTGGTCCGATACCGTGTTGGTGAGTGAGTGAACACGGGGCCATCGAGACGCCCGTCAGAGTATATTATGATTAGAACGGGGGGCGTCTGACCTAAGTTGCGGTCAGCGCGGGGTAGGGAGATTAGCGGCGGCCATTGCGTCGATACTTTAGGTCCGTGAGGGCCGAAGAGGAACACAAGTAGGGCAACCCTTCGGGGTTCGGTGTTACCCGAACGTACCGCTATACACCACGGTCGCTGTGAACTGGGTGTTTCCTACCGAGAGTAGACGTGCCTAGATGCCAGATAGGTCGCTCCCCGGTAATATGAATTCTAAAGAAATGGCGGGTCGATCGTACGAGCGACCAGCAGTTGGGTGATTTCTTGAGGAAGAAGAGGTGATCCTTCACGTCGTAGACGTGTCGGTTGGAGACGTAGGCCCTTGCCCGCCGAACTCCGAGGGGTGTCACTGAACCCCCTTTCCCGCGCC